AAATTATTAACTAAGAATTTACCGGTTGCAAATACTTTACCACCTTTAGCAACTTCATCTCCTAAATCAATTTTTTCAATTTCTTTTTTAGATCCATCTGACATAGTAACAAGGGTTCCTTTTAAGAAGCAACCACCGCCTCCACCTCCGCCGCCTTTATTGTGAACCACATAACCATCGGCTATGTATGAATTATCATTTGAAACATTAAAGTTATATAAAGGCATTTTAGGATCATTCATTTCTTTCGATTTAATTTCTTTAATTTCAATTAAACCTTTTTCTGTTACCAATTTATCACCAATTTTTAATTCACCTTTAAGTTGATTATACAATTCAATACCATCACGTTCTTTTGTTTTTTCTGGTTTAATAGATTTCCAACCTTCTTCAGTCATGAATGGATGTTCTGAAGTAAAGAAATAATGTTCATTATCATTGAATGAATATAATTTTCTTTCACCTAATAAAGTAGGATCTAATTTAATAACTTCATTATTACCCTCATGTCCTTTTATAATATCTCCAACTTTAATATCTTCAATATTTTTAATCGCACCATCTGCCATAGTGATTTTAGTACCTGCTATAAAACAACTTCCATATCCAGTTTGACCTTGAGAAGTATCTGCTGCTGCCGCTGAACCTGTTCCTCCGACAGAAGAACCTCCGCCGCCACCTCCACCACCACCGGTTTGACCACGTGCCGCTTCTCTGTTTGCTGCCGCTTGTGCTGCTGCCGCTGCTGCCGCTGCCGCTTCTCTAGCTGCTTCTCTGTTAGCAGCTTCTTGAGCTATAGCGGATTCTCTAGCTGCCTGTGCTGCTGCTTCTTCTCTTGCTCTAGCTGCTGCTTCTTCTCTTGCTCTAGCTGCTGCTTCTTCTGCTGCTATAGCTTGTGCTTGTGACGAAGACATAATTCCATCAGTCATAATATTACCGGCACTGACATATGCATTATCTAAAAAAGTATCTGTTTTAGGAGAACCAAAAAGCTCTTCAGATAAATTACCTATATCCATACCTGTAATGTTAAAAAGTTCATCATCTAATCTTTGAGGTGTTTTTATAGTTGGTCCTGTTATTTGAGGACCTGAAATTTCAACTGGAGGTCCCATTATTCCTGTTACATTACTGTAATCAGGCATTGCTCTAGCTGCTTCTTCTCTTCTAGCCGCAGCAATAGCATCTTGTACAGCTTGTACGTCTACTACATCATCTACTACATTATTTGTAGTTTTAAAATCTCCTTGAACATTTGGTCCTGTAAATTGATATTTAGGATCTGTTTCATATTCACTTTGTAAAATATTTTTTGTTTTTTCAGTACTAGGATCTAAAATATCTGTTTTAAATTCTTCTAAAGCTTTTATTTTATCTAATTGATATTGAGTTGCTTCTGGATCATAACTAGGACTTGAAGGATCATATTTATCAAATTTATTTAAAGATTCATTTATTGTTTCAATTCTTTCATCAACTGTTTCATCTGTAATTTTTGCAGCATTATATCCTGCCATAACATTAGTAGGATCTAAATAGTCTCCTGTTTGAACTACTCTTCCTATAGGATCTAATGCAACACCTGCACCAAGTAATTCATTTTCTTTTATAGCTCTTGGATTAACAGGTAATATATCTGATATTGCATCTGCTGCTTTAGTTATTGCTCCTACATAAGGAACCATACTTAAAATACCAGGTTTAGGTGGATAAAAATAACTTGGACTTGGTGCTACTGTTCCAGGTTCAGCCATACTTCTTCTATAAGCATATGGACTATATTGATCAGGAAATCTTATATTAGGATCTCCTGGACGAACATTAAATACATCAGAGCCATCACCACCACCGCCTTGATTAATTTGATTATAATAATCTTGTGCAGCGATAGCTTGTAAAATTTGATCTTCTGTTACGTCTTCAATCGGAACATCTACTGCAGGTGCTGTACCAGCAAGTGGTGCAAACAGACCAGATATATCAGGTAAGGGTGCATTTAAATAATCAACCATTGGCAGAGATAAACCATATTTTCTACCATATCTTGTTGTTTGTGGAGTAGACATACCTGACATTAAAGGTGTGATAGGGATGTCTACGCTGCTAGGAACTCTTCGAGGAATTCCAATTGGACCTAAATTATTTCTTAAAACAGTAGATGCTAAACTCCCTAATCCGTAATTTTGTCTATACATTATCGTCTTCCATCCGGTTTTATGTCCACTCTTAATGTGCCATAACGCCAAGTCTCACCTACAGCGTCGTTTTCAATTTTTATAGAAAGCAATCTTCCTCTTGCTCGAGTATCCACTTTATCAGTAGATGAGGTAATTGTAAAGGGTCCAAGCGGTGAACTTGCAGCGGTTCCCGATGGATAATTATTGAGTAACAATGTCACTTTTGAATTACCTGTTAATACTTTAAAATCAGGTATAAATCTACGCATAGACATAATAAACTCACCATCGCCTCTAAAATCAGCAATACCGGTTGTGCCTCCTAAAGCACCTCTACCTGCTGTAATATCAAAATCTCCTGATTGAATGTAGGCATCAATAGATGTAGTACCCGATGAATTGACCTGATCGGTTCCGGTTTCATGAGCGTAATAAATACTTGCTCCATATTTATCCGTTATACCTTGTATTGGAAAATTAGGAGTTGCAGTTCCATTATAATCCGTTGCATACGGTAGATTAAATACCCCTTGATCAATATAAGATGTTCTTGCTAAAGATCCGGTTGTCCAACAATTTTCACCATAGTTATAGGTTACCGATCGATCAACTTGACCAGATCCTGCTTTTGGATAAAACCATGTGACTTCATTGTATAAAGTATTATGCTCTGCATATACCATTTGATTGGCATCATAATTAATTCCTAAATTATCTCCTGTTGTGGTAAACACAAAGTCTTCAACTAAACACGGTAGCATTTTAACCGTACCATCGTAGACAAAAAATCCACCTTCACCCGACATCCAAAAGATTTGACCGTTTGAATAGGACAATGCATTTTGACCCATCAAACCACAATTCGTGCCGACTTGTCTTACTGAAAATGTAAATGGTGGACCTACATATTGTATAATGTACGCAGCGCTATCCGTTAATACAAATGTATAATCTTTTCCAAGTACCGCTCCTCTAATTTCATTTCCAGTATCGAGTCTAAATGTTCCTGCGGTATTGGTTGCAGTTGGAGTATAATCATTTAAATTTTCTTGATTAGAAAAACGAATAAACATTGGATCTTGAGAAGATTGTGTTCCAATGGTAGTTTCCGTTCCAAAATGAAATACATGTCGATCTCTGTCGGAGACTAACGTAAATCTTGATGCAGTTGGATTGTTGGTTGTTTCATAACCCGATGTGTTTTTAGATGCTCGAATTGTTCTTGGATTCGTTGCTCCTGCATCCCAAGTAAAAGTCTCTCCATTGAAAATAGTTGCAACAAGAACTTGTCCGAAATTATCAAGACTCCAGAGGCCGGGATCCAGGACCACGCTTCCACTAGCTCTTGCAGTTCCCCAAGTTGAATTACCCCATATATACGTTCCCCAACCAAAACCAGACGTTTGAAACGTTGGACCGACAATGACATAAGGATCTACTTGTGCAGATCCTGTGCCTGATGTAGTGGATGCAGAATTACTTGGCATGGTAATATCAAAAGTATTGGTATTGACATTGGTAATTTCAAATGTGTTGTCTGTAAAATCTGTTGTTGCATAACCGGATCCAGTTGGAACTGTTACACTCGAAAAAGTGATATATCGTCCATCTTGTAATCCATGTGCATTTTTATTAACTGTTACTGTTGCTGAACCGGTTGTTGCATCAAATGTTACACCGGTAACTACATCATCATCGAGTGGAGTGATGTCAAAAAATTCGTTATTATAATATAAAAATAATCCTTGTGAGGTACCAATGGCTACGTATTTTTCTCCATCTAAAGAAGAAAATGCATGTTGAGCACGAGCTGCTCCAGGTAAAGTATTATTATTAGCTGTTAGTTGATTCCAGCCACCTATTTTCTCAGGTAAACCATATCGGAAACGAACATTGTCT